TTTTAGAGCTGTAACAAGAATTTTTAGAAAACCAACACAAGTTGTAGTACAACAACAGGCTCCTGCACAGGCTACACAAACTGCTAAAAAAGCAGAAGGTAAAACTGCACAGGCTTTAGCGGCAAGTAAAGCTGGAGCATATGGGCAAAGTACTTTAATGGGAGAAGCAAGTGGTGTTGAAGAAGAAGCTAATGTTTCTAAAACTGTGTTAGGCGGACAATCTATTAAAAAGAAAAAGAAATACGCATAATATATGATTGAAGTCGTAACTGACGACACTTGGCGGGAATCTATAGGTAAGTATCTTAAAGAAAAATGTTATATATCCGCTAATATAGGAGATCAATTTTCTTATATTGGTTTTATTGAAGATAATAAAATACTAGGTGGTTTTCTTTTTACAGATTTTGATGGACACAACATCTATGTACATCTTGCTTTAGAAACTCCTAGAATTTTTAGTAGAAAACATATAAAATATGTTTTTGACTATGGTTTTAACCAATTAAAATGTGGTAGGATGACCGCTGTGTGTAGAAATGGTTATGAAAGGAATGAACGCATTTTAAGTGGGACAGGATGGAAAAAAGAAGGTATAGTAAGAAAAGTTATGAAAATAAATAATGAATTTGTAGATGCGGCAGTATATGGAATGCTAAAACACGAATGTAAATGGATTGGAGGAAATAATGGGCGGTAAATCACAGCCACAAATGCCACCACAAGTAGATACATCAGTACAAGATAAAGTAGATGCTTCTGAAGCTAAATTAGCAGAAGAAAAAAAGAAATCTTTAAGTTTAAAGAAAAAAGGAATGCACGGCACTATTTTAAATACGGGTACAGGTATAGAAGAAGAAGCAACAACTTCAACTTCTTTATTAGGTGGTAAAAAATATTAATATGAGTTGGATGAAAAATTTTATTACAAAAGTTACTCCTTTATTAAAACCAGAATTTAGAGGAAAGCAAAAAAAGAAAAAAACTAATAATACTATTATGACAGAAAAAAGAGGTGATTGGGAAGAAAATACAAAAAGATCAATTTTAGGTACAAAAACTTAATGGAAACTTTTAATTATATTAAAAAAAGATGTTCTTCTTTAGAATCTAGTCGTCAAACTTGGGAAGATCATTGGCAAGATATATTAGATTATGTTATGCCAAGAAAAGCAGATGTTACTTTTGTTCGTTCAAAAGGTGAAAAAAGAACAGAAGTATTATTTGATTCAACAGCTATTACAGCAAATAATTTATTAGCGGCTAGTTTACACGGAACACTTACATCTCCTTCATTGCCTTGGTTTACATTAAAATTAAGAGATGAAGAATTAATGAATGAAAGAGATGTACAATTATGGTTAGAAGATTCTGGAAGAAGAATGTATGACACATTTAATGAAACTAATTTTAATACAGAAGTTCATGAATTATATTTAGATTTATGTTCAATAGGAACAGGTGCTTTATTTGTGGAAGAAGCAAATGAAGGATTTGAAAAAGGTGCAATTCATTTTAATACATTGCATATAGCAGAATATTTTATTCAAGAAAATGTAAATGGAAAAGTAGATACACTTTATAGAAAATATAAATTAACTGCTAGACAAGCAATAGAAGAATTTGGTGAAGAAAATGTTGGTGAAAAAATAATTGAAGCATCAAAAAATAAACCAGATAAACAATTTAATTTTATACACGCAGTAGAACCTACTATAGATTACGAAAGAGCAACAGGAAAAGCAGGAACAAAATTACCTTATCATTCTTGTCATTGTTGTGTTGAAGATAAAATGATTGTTCGTACAGGTGGTTATAATGAATTTCCATATTTAGTTCCAAGATGGTCAAAAGCAACAGGTGAAATATTTGGAAGATCACCAAGTTATAATGCTTTACCAGATATTAAAACTTTAAACAAAGCAGTTGAAATAGGATTAAAGGCTTGGGCCAAAGCTATTGATCCACCATTACTTGTTCAAGATGATGGTGTAATTGGTAGAGTTAGAATGACACCTGCGGGAATTACAGTAGTTAGATCAGATGGTGCAATTAAACCATTACAAATTGGTTCTAATTGGCAAATAACTGATATGAAAGAAAACCAATTAAGACAAGCTATTAGACAAGCATATTATTCAGATCAATTACAATTACAAGAAGGCCCACAAATGACGGCAACAGAAGTACAAGTTAGATATGAATTAATGCAAAGACTTCTTGGCCCAACATTAGGTAGATTTCAAAGTGAATTTTTAAATCCATTAATTGAAAGAACATTTGGTATAATGTTTAGAGCAGGTGCATTAATGCCAGAACCAGAAATTATTAAAGGTTCTAAAATTGATGTAGAATATGTCGGCCCACTTGCTCGTTCTCAAAGAATGGAAGAAGCAGTAGCTATAGAAAGATTATATAGCTTGGCAATGAATGTTGTTCAAATTGATCCATCTATTATGGATAATATAGATCATGATGAAGCAATTAGAATGAGAGCAAAATTATTAGGTGTTCCTAAAACTGTTTTAAGAGGTTCAGAAGAAGTAGATGAAATGAGAGAGCAAAGAGCAGAACAACAAGCAATGATGCAACAACAACAATTAGCACAACAACAAGCAGAAACTGCTTTATCACAAGGTAAAGCTATGTCTGAATTAGGAAAACCAGAAGCACAAGAAGGAATGGATCAAGCTGAAAGTTCAGCTAGAGAACAAGGATTAATGTAATATGGCTTCTGACGAAGACAAATTAAAACAGCTTAAACAAGATTACAAAAACACTTTTTCTACAAAAGAAGGTGATACTGTAATAGCTGATCTTAAATCAGCTTATTATCATAGAGGGTCATATTCAAAAAATGATCCACATGAAACAAGTTACCGAGAAGGTCAAAGATCGGTAATAATCAGAATAATCAATCTAATGAAGGAGGATAAAAATGTCTGATACGACCACTCAAAACGACAATCCTGTACAAGAATCTAGTGTATTAGGATCGCAAGTAAGTGATAATCAATCTACAGATTGGAGATCATCCTTGTCTGATGAAATAAAAAATGATGCTACTTTAGCTAATATTCAAGATATTGAATCTGCGGCTAAAACATTAATTCATCAACAAAAAATGTTAGGTAATAGAATACCTATGCCTAAAACAGATGAAGAAAGGTCAGAACTATATAGTAAATTAGGAAGACCAGAATCTAGTGATAAATATGAAATAAATATCCCAGATACTCATAAATCTTATTTTAATGATGAACAAGTAACTCAATTTAGAGAAGTTGCACATAAAATGGGATTAAGTAATGAACAAGTAAAAGGATTAATTGATTATCAAGTTAAATCTGTTGATTATGAAAATCAAAGAAAAAATACTCAATTATCTGTAGATAAGCAAGAAACAGAAGATGCTTTAAAAAAAGAATGGGGTTATGATTACGATAAACAAGTAAGAAATGCAAAAAGAGCATTAGAAGTTTATGGTGATCCAGAACTACAAGAATTAATGAAAGGCGAAGCTGGAAATATACCAGCAGTAGTTAAATTCTTTGCTAAAATTGGTTCAGAAGTAACAGAAGATATGGCTAAAAATACACAAAATAATACATTAGCTGTATCACCATTAGATGCTAAAGCAGAAATTGATAGTATATATGCTAATGCAAATCATGCTTATCATAAACCGCATGATAAAGACCACAAGAATGCAGTAGAACATATGCGTCAATTACACGAAAAAGTATTTGGAAAAGCATAAGTTTTTTGTTATAATCTTAATACCGAATTTCGCCCTTCTTGGATAACGAATAGGTAGCCGTGAAGGCTTTAAACTTCCGATATGATCGTATCGTTTTACGATAAGGTTTCCCGAAAGGATAAAAGCCGATTAAACACGGAATATGTTATTTATCATTGTGGTAAATGACCCCTATTCTTAATTGAGTAAGAAGGAGATATACAAATATGTCAACTCAAATAACAACTGCTTTTGTCGAGCAGTATAAGAGTAATGTATTTCATCTTGCACAGCAAAAAGGTTCTCGTTTAAGAGATGCTGTTAGATCAGAAACTGTAACAGGGAAGGCACACTTCTTTGAAAGAATCGGATCAACTGCGGCTCAAAAAAGAACTTCACGACATTCAGATACACCAAGAATGGACACACCACATAGTAGAAGAAAAGTTACTATGGATGACTACGATTGGGCTGATCTGATTGATAATGAAGACAAAGTGAGAATGCTTATTTCACCTCAATCTGAATATGCACTAGCAGGTGCGTATGCAATGGGTAGAGCTATGGATGATGCAATCATTGCGGCGGCAACAGGCAATGCTTATGGCGGAGTTAGTGGTGGTTCAACAGTAGCACTACCAGCAGGTCAAAAGATTGCCCACAACTCAACGAATCTTACAATCGCTAAATTATTAG